ACATATTTCTCTGGAAACTCGCTCTTGCCCATACTTAGCTTTATTGTTTGCGTAATTCCTTTTGTAAGCTGCTGCCCATTTCTCTGGATTAGCTTCCCTATCTTTGGCCATCTTTTCATTAAAAGCTGCTCTATTATTGTTTCTGACAATATCCATGTAATCCTTATGGCAATGCTTGCATCGACCACGAGAGTACATATCTTCCGGGCCTAACTTCCCATGTTTCTTGCAAGTAGCCCAATCACGCCATGTCCTTTCGTCTACGCACTTCCGGCATCTAAGTGTGTAACCTTTCTTGTATCGCTCATCTGTTTTATGCTTCAGAATATCTACTTCTTCTAAAACACCATGTATTTTGCAGGTTTTTTCTATATTTTCCATTGTTCTCTCCTCAGTTAAAGGATAAGAATAACAGAATTAAAATATGTTTGCAACCCTTTCCTATGGGCTCGGACTCCAGCCCCTGCCGATATTTACTTGGGCAAATGAAAATGATTGATGCGCTCCAAGCGTCGACACTTTGGCACATCGCATGTCCAGCTGAGCCGACTGCTTGCTTATCATTCCCTCGTATTTCTCGTTAAGCTTCTTCACGCCTTCTGGCAGCGCGTAGTTGTAATAAGCGCAGAGCCTTTCAGCCAAAGCGTACTTGAGGTAATTGATGTAGAACGGATCGAGCGTCAGCGATAAGTCTTGGTTAATGTTGACGCTGGCCAGCCAAAACTGTCCCCAGGCTTCCATGGGGTAACTGGTATCGGGTAGGAAGTATAAATACAGATTGGCTCCCCCAAAACAGCGCTCTAGATGCCAGTTATAGGGCAGTGACTGCACGTTATTTGCCCGTGGCGTACCGAAATATTCACGCCGAGGCAACGGGGTCATCTGGTAGCGCACGCTCTGTATAAAGAAGGTGAGCGTATCTAAATTAATGAGGTTAGGGATGAAGTACGTCTCCTGTCCCTGAACCGCATTAAAAGTGTATTTGAGATAATACGGTATCATGTCTTCTTCAACCGTCTTATCGGTCAGGATTTCATTTAGTAGATTAAATCCATCCTGACCTTGTTGGGCCGTTACCGTTTCAAATTCCCTCGCCACAATACCTGCGGTATTAAAAGCGCCAGTGATGAGCTCAGGAACGTAATATGGCACGACTTATTCCTTACAGTTGGTCGACGTAACCGTTTAACAGAAACACTACCGAGTCACTGGAAGAGCTTGTGGCGTAAAGGATAGTGACTTTGCTCAAGATAGTAAGCGCGGCTATCTGGGTAGCGTTAGGTAGTGAACAAGGCACACGTACAACGCCTACTTGTGCGCTTCCGGTTGCCGCTGCTGACATTGCGGCCACAGAGCCGACGCAGGCGGTGGTTCCGTTATCAATGGTGGGAGGAGCAAAGAAGATCACGTTGTTGGCCGCGTTAGGTGTGAACGCAACATCAATTATGCAATCAATCGCTAATTGAGGAACCAGGCTTATTAACAGACCTAAGTTCACATAAGAGGTTGAACCACCTGTACCGCTGGAAGGAATAACGACACCCTTGGTGCTAGGGCCTGTGCCGGGATCGTATAACATTTCCCGACCGTTTCCTGAGCCGACCTGCATGAATGGACGGACGTGTGAGCCACTGTCGATAGAGATGGCACCGATACGTCGGTACATGTCGTAGTTGTATGGGAGGGTAGGAGCCGAGGCGCTCAAGGAGATTAAGCAGCCGGAGGGCGCATCACTTAAGGAGCTGCCGATGGCGTAAACGTAGTACATCGTGGAAGCCGCAATGGTGCCAGTGTCTAATGCGTTTACAAGGCCGCTGGCAGAAATTATAACGGTGCGAGCGCTTGAGATAGTAATATCATTCGTGTTGGTGGAGTCACGTACTTGGCCAGCGGCCACGCTAAATGAGGTAGTGCTTAACCAGGATAGCTGGCAGCCATTTACGTAGAGTAAGCCGGCGTTGACGATGGGGACTGTAGGGGTCATATTTGTTTCCTTATTCAGTTAATTGTTTAATTTCTTACGTCCAACGGTTTTGTGGTGTTCAATATGATGTATTCGGCAAAGCCATCTCACATCCATAGGCTTATTGTAGTCATCATGATGAGCCTCCACATCTTCATTGCTTCCACAAACCTCGCATGGCAATCTAATCAAAATACCGCGCCTAATATATTCTTGAGTGACCTTCCTAACGTAGTACTTAAATTTCGCCATTTCCATTCGCTCAATCTTGGCCTTTGAAAGCTCGGCTTCTGATTTCCTATGACGTAAACGCCATCTTCTGGATTCTTCAGCTTTGCAAGAAAGGCAAAAATATGACTGCCCTGGACTCCTTTCAGCACCGCACGGACATAAATTCGTCTGATGCTTCTGGACGCGACCCGTAGCACGTGTCCACTTTCGATTATATTCCCGCCTGCATGAATTACAGCGCGATTGACGAATATCTTCTTTGATTTTCCCACAATAAAGGCAATCTGGCTGAGGCCCCGATCCATAATCTCGCTTTTTCCTATTGGTAACCCCTTTCGGAAGCCTTGGAATGTTGGAAGCAGCCTTCTTCTCAAGTCGCTGCGCTGTCCTACATGCCTGGCAATAGCTCTGGTTCTCACGGCCCGGTTCCTTCTCCAGTTTACATCTACTGCAATAAATACTTCTTGCCATAACGCTCCTCTCTCTGATATAAACGACATATTGTATATCAGAGAGAGGAGTGGTTCAAGACATCAAACTGGAAAAATTAACGACATGCTGTTCTCAGCAACCAGTGTTGATCCCCATATACAGTCATGTACCATAGCCTGGCTATTTTGCCCAAACTGCGCACCGTAGTATTGACGTAAGCTAACACCCGTATCAGGGTCATAAGCATTTCCTGTAGGAAACGGTGTTTGGTCAGGCAAGGTAGGCATCGCCAAGAAAAGGCTGTTACCCGCTGTAATCATACCTGCTCTATGGGTTGGCAACACCGACACCTGCATACCAGCGACAATAGGCACGCTGATGTTTTGGTAGTTGGTTTGATTCACCTGTAAGGCTGGGCTGATTTGTACCGTAACCTGAGAGCCGCCGGTTGAGGCTGCATCTGCTGTGGCTTGGAACTGAACGCTGTTAGAAGAAGGCGTATGCCCAACGAAGGTTAAGTAACGCAAGTTAGGGAATCCGCTGACACCGTCATTGAATTCAAACTTATCGTATTGCTTAACAGAGTTAGCATCCGTGGCGCTGTGTGTACCGCTGAAGGTAATCGCTGTCACTGCACCGAAGCTGTCTAATGTGGTGGATACCACTGTCAGCGTGCTTCCTGATTGGCCTTCCGTGCCGGCTACGTGAACAGGCAGTAAGTTGGATTGGTACCATTCGCAGCGAGAGAACTCACCGACTTCCCATGACATGGCAATATCATCATTTCGTTTCATCGCGAATTGATTTAAGCCTGTGCCGACGATTTGGGCTACAGCGATATCGCTTAAATAGCCTTTAACGTCGTGGGTGATGGAGCCGTAGTTTCGGAACAAGGATAATGCTTGCGCCAATTGGTTGTAGCTGTTGATGGGGGTAACGCCATCGCCGTAGAAGCGGTAGGTGTTCGAGACGCAGTTTTGAGCCACGTTGATTTCGATTTTAGCGCTTAATTCTTTGATAGCGCCCTTTCCATATTTTTCCATATAATCTTCGACATTGAAAATGAACTGTTGCGCACTAAAGGCGTAAGAGACGTTTTCTTGTTGATCGACAGTCAAAGACTGAATACGTTGATCGGCAGGTTGGAACGATACAACCAAAGAGTTGCCGGTAACGAATCGAGGAGGTAAGTCGAAAGTAACGGTTGAGCCTAAGTTGGCTTCCATTTTTTCAAATTCACGGAAACGGGTATTCGCGGTAGATACAAAACAATTTAAGTTCTGCATGAAGGCCAAACCAGACTCTTGGTAAGTTTGGACGTTGACTAAAATATTAGCTGCCATTGGGGTAATCCTCTGTCATAGGCGTGAACAAAGGCGTGACCTGGTAGCGTTTTAGCCTCGCAGCCAACTCGCTTTTTTGTAGTCCTTAAGACCCATCTTTCCAGTATCTGCGCCTGCTGAAGACGACGCTTTGATGCGGGATAACGGAGGATTAGTCTTCACGTGCTCATCGACGGCTTGTTGGTTCGCCTGGATAGACTTGGCGAGCTTTTCAAGACGCTTTTCAGCCATTGCCGGGGACTTTTCATGCAGTGCCTCAATCTCCATCGCTTTAGACGGATTCTTGGCGAACTCCATTAAAATCTCAGGTGCGTTATCGTGTTGACCTGCTAGGATTGACGCGGTGGGGAAAGCGCGAATTTCAAAATCCGCCATGGCTTCTTCAAACTCAGGAAGGCGTTTTTTTCCTTCTTCAAGCTTTAAGAAAAGTTGCTGTGCGGCTTTTTCGACTTCTTGCTGTTGTTGCTGGCGCTGGGCTTCTTCAGCCTTTTTCTGCTCGGCTAAATCCATGTCGCGGGCTTTATCGAGAACGCGGTTAAATACGCGGTCTTCGAGGTCACCATCACCACCGGCTTGTTTGGGTGGGGCAGCAGCGGATGCTTGCTGAGCGTATAAAGCTTCCATTTCCCGTCTTGTGCGGTCAGAGACCTCAGCAGTACGGCGCTTTATGATTTCGTTGACCTGTGATTGAGGAACCATCTTTTCAGATTGTTCATCAGCCAACACGTCCTGTGTCAAACCTTGATCTTCCATGATCTACCTTATCAAACGTCCACTGTTAACCCCGTGACGGTGTACCTTCGCTTCTGGCTGTGAATCTGCCCCCTGAGAGCCCCTAGGGACGGGTTGTCTTGCCTCGGTAGTCAGCCGAGTCTGAAGTAATCTGGCGACCAAATCCTATGGAAACACCACTTACTCATCTTGAGCCTAGCATATACAGAAAATTCCGCAAGACTCAAATAGCTAACTCAACAATGCTTTATTAAGGGTTTTCGTTAATAAAGGAAAGTGGGTAATAATTTATTAAAATGTCTACCCCTGACGGTACAAAATTTATGTACCGTCAGGGGGATTCGGTCACATTATGCCAAAAGTGGGGTAAAATGGTCTCTTTTGCCATAATGGACACAAGCCACATGACTGATAATAAAAGACGCACGCAAGCGGACATTAGATTGTTATTCGCTGCCGTAGAAGATAATTGGCATGTAATGGATTCAGATCAAAAGGCAAAGGAAGTCTATACGATGCTAGACATCTTGTTTAATTATGTTAATGAGCGCAATACCGAGATAGCGGTAAAGTTAGATAAAAGAAGAAGCACTCACCTCTCTCTGTCTCATAGAGTGGCAAAGATGAAGCATACATTGGACTGTCTTACTGACAAATAGATGTTTCTGTTCTATTTTCCGTGGCCCCGTCTTTCTTAGAGCCTTTCATAAACATATAAAGATTCTTCCAAAATTGAAGTCTCACCTCATAGGGGATATTTTCTCTTTCCCACTGAAGAATATCGTCTGTCTCTGTCATTTCTTCTTCACCTTCCGTTTATCACCTAAAACCTTATTTGCTTTGGCGTCAATTTTCTTCTTTTCCGCAGCGCTGAGTTTACCCTTATTCTCCATCTGCGTAGCTCTCGCTTTTGCGTTAGCTGCTCTTCCCGGCGTATCGAGAGGGTATTTTCTTTGCTTTGTGAGCCCGAATATTGACTTAGGTAGCTTGTTCCTTTGTCGTTCCGTTAATTTCGCCATTCTCTGGTTCCATCCTTTTCGCCATCTTATTGGTTAATCGTGTTAATTCCCATATCTTACGCGTGCCCAGCATCGCTGCTGCCACATTAACTCCCTGGTTGGGGTTGGGCTCCCTGACCTTGTTGCATTTGGGCTTGCTGTGCATCCTGTGCTTCCTTAGCTGCCTGTTCCTCTGCTCTTAGCTCTTGGTTGTGCCTAGACACTTCCAGCGCTGTACCAACGGCCTGGTGCACTTGCTCATGAATCATTTTCTCTTCAGCCATATCCGCATTGCCTTCTAGCAGCTTAACCTTGGCCTCAATCTCGGATACCTGAGCCTGTACCTTCATGTTCTCTATGGCGAGCTTCCCAGCCTGAATCGTCATGTCATCCTCGGCTTTCTCTCTGGCTTGCTCAGTCTTATTGCGCTCAACCTCGGCTGCCATCTCTAGCATCTGTGTTTGTGGGTCTGGCTTCTTAGCTGCTTCCTCTTGCGCTTTACGTTGCTGTTCCATAAATCTGGCTGCTGCAACCTTCATGCCCTCAATGCCTCTGATATCCATGTTGTCTAGGATAATCTCCAAGCCTTGTGAGTTAATGAACTGCGCGAATATCTCGCTAGACTGCATCATGCGGATGATTTGGTCCAAGGCTACTTGTTTCTGGATATTGGTATTTACCCCAGCCTCAACCCTCACGCCTAGTTCGTGCGGCATATAGAACATGGTAACGGATTTGCTTTGCTGCATGGATTCCATGCCACCCTCAGCGCCTCCGGCTATCTCTGCGTTGTCTTCCATGCCTTGCTGTAGACCCTCTTCACCGGGAATCATGGGGTTCTGACGTTCTGCGGGTTTCTCGTTAATGATTTGATAGCTGCGCTTACCGTCAGGCTGCTTAATGGGAATAGTACGCGGGGTCTTGTAGTACTTAGGAATCAAATCTACGTTAATCTCGCAAATACGATTCAGGCCCTTGATGTAGCTCATCAAATAAGGGCTGGCAGCAGCTGCTGTTTGTACTGCTCCATTCTGAATAGCCACGCCCGATATATCCTGTTTGTTGGCGCTCAGCGTATTGTCATAGGAGCCCAATATCGTCTGCGTCACCATATCTGAACCCATAAAGATAGATTCCACCAAGGGAGGCGTAGGCGTTCTCTGGACTTCACGGGGAGGG